GAACCTGACTACACTGCATTATTGCAACAAGAAGAACCTAAACAAGAAACACTTAAAAAAGCTGCTGAAAAATATAAATACAACCCTAAAGGAAATTTTTGTTTTATTGAAGGTGCTAAATGGCAAATGGATAAACAAGAAGAATTTGCTATTGGATTTGCAGAGTGGTGTTTAAATTATATACCTGAAAATATAATAACTTCAAAACAACTATTAGAAATCTATAAAAAAGAAAAAGGATTATGATTCCATTACACTACCCACAGCAATACGATGTTATAGACTTTGTGAGTGATAACGACCTAAATTTTAACGAAGGTAATGTAATTAAATACATTACTAGGGCAAGGAAAAAAGGAACGCATTTACAAGACTTAGAAAAAGCACTGGATTACATTCAACGAGAAATTAAAATAGTAAGAGAAAAACAATTAAAACAAATAGAAAGATGACCGCAGTATTTACAACCAAAAAAGAAATCTTTAATCTCTACTTACACCAAGAGAATTTAAAGCCAAACCAAGCGAAGCAAATTTGCAGACTTTCCGATATTGATGGAACGATTTACGATAAAGTTGTAGATTTAGACCCGTTAAGCAATGTAACAGATTATGTTCGTGAAAGAGTGCGAACAGTAGAAAATACAGCGGTTAGCTTGTAGTTACGTTATTTAGACTAAATAAAAATAGACCTTTATTTTAAAAAAAGTTAATTTAATTAGCTTTAATTAAAATAAAGGTTTTATATTTGTACCATAATCATTAACAAATAGAAATTATGACACTTTCAAAAACACACAGAGAATCGTTATTAAATTCTTTACAAAAATCTAAAGACAGTTTAATTACTTTAAAATTATGTTTAAGTAAGGCAAACGAAGATACAGACCATCTAAAAGAATGGTGGGAAATTAGTATTTTTCTTGAAGAAGAAAGAATCAAACTAATTGAAAAGTCTTTAATTGATAACGAAATTGATTTTTAACATGAAACACAACCCACGCAACGCAGGCGCAAAAAAGAAGTATTTGCCCGAAGTAGAAACGACTAAAATTTATTTACTCATACCGACTGAAACAAAACTAAAAGTTATCGCAGCGGTGAACGCAATTGTTGAACCTTATAAAAATAAATAGAGATGGACACACATTGGATAACTTACGACGGAATAGAATTTAAAGTGGTTGGCGAATATGAGCAGCCAGAAGAAGAAACTGGATATAAAGGCGGGTGGTCAACCGAAGCGGTTTACATTGAAGATATTAATGTTTACGATATGTTAAACGATTACACGCTATCAATGATTGGCAGAATGGTAGTAGAAGAAAATTATTAACCTTAAAACTAAATAAAATGAACGAACTAATTAAATTTCAAGCGCAAAGAATCGCAACCTTAGAAGAAAGAAACGCATATTTAGAAAATGAACTCAAACAAGCAAAGGAGTTATTTCAAGCGTTAATTAACGAATGGGAAGTAAAAGAGCCAGAGGTTTTGGAATTTCCAAAACTAGACGTCGCCACAAAAGTATTCGACGAGATTTTTCAAAATCCTATTGACCAACTTAACAAGTTATTATAATGGAAACATTCATTCAAAATCACCCGTTTTTAAGCGTGTTAATTGTCTTTGTGATACTCGCCATCATTCTCTTTGCGTTAATCTTTTACGTGTACGAAAATGACGATGTACTCAAACAACTAGACGAAGATGAGTTTAAGGATAACTTTAGGAATTGGGAGTAACGGTTCTCGGCTTGGCGAAGTTGCCGAACACAAAACTTCATTAGAATTACAAATGTTTAAATTAAGATAAAATGTCAAACGAAGCAGAAAACGGCAATTTTGCCAAACCGATGTTAGCACCAGTACGGGTTCTTAATCTCTATGCTTGTTTAGGAGGTAATAGATTATTATGGGAAAATTGCGAAGTTACTGCCGTTGAATGGGATGAAGAACTTGCAAAACTATATCAAGAGAGATTTCCAAATGATAAGGTAATAGTTGGCGATGCTCACAAATACTTATTAGAACACTTTAATGAGTTTGATTTCATTTGGAGTTCTCCACCTTGCCCAAGCCATAGTAGAGCAAGATTTGCAAGGCGAAATACAACTACGCCAATTTATCCCGACTTAAAGCTGTATGAAGAAATATTGTTTTTAGAAAACTATTATGAGGGCAAATATTGTGTAGAAAATGTAATACCATATTACGAACCATTGATACCTGCAAAGAAAATAGGTAGGCATTTATATTGGACAAATTTTAGGTTGCCGAATGATTTAGGAGAACGAAATCACTCAATTATGGAAAGTAAAGATGAAACTAAAAAATGGTGTGAATTTCATAATTACGATTTTACTAAATACAAAGGCACTCAACCTGTTCAAAAGATTGCCCGAAATTTAGTTGATTATGAAGCTGGGAAAACAATATTTAGTATAGCAATGGGAATAATAAACAAACCTAAAACAAGCCAAGAATGTCTATTTGGAAACGAATGGTAGTATTGGTGCTAACTATTGGATATGTCTAACTTTATCAGACCTATACGTCTAATTCTAACAAATAGTACTGAAAATGAACAAAAAAGCACACGCAACACTTTTCACAATAGATGAAATTTGCAAGCTGTATCAAGTATCGCCATCGAACATTAGATATCTTTGCAAAAAGAACAAGTTTCAAAAAAAAGTATTTAACGGTCAACGTAAGTATTTATTAAGCCAACGGCAAATTGATACGATACTAAGCATTCCATCGGTATCAGACAGCGTTATTTACTGTCATACGGTTTGGGAAATATTACCTAGTAAGTTGAATTTTTTAACACTTAAACAGTTGTAAATTCAATCTAATTAACTATATTTGCATACAAATCCGCCAAGATTGAAATTATAAATAACTCACTCTTTGTGCTTGGCGGTCATTGAGTGAGTTTTTTAATTTAATGAGTTATGAGTAATCTTCCAAAAATTAACGACATTTATACTGACAAAGTTTCTATAAGAAAGTCAGATGTTTATGTTACGTTAATGAACCAGCAACCTAAGCAAGAATGGATAAAAGAACATCCATTTATCAAAGGTTACAAGTACTTACCGATTGAAAGGATAGAATACTTGTTAAAGACAATATTCAAACGGTACAGGATTGAAATAACAGGGCAAGGAACATCATTTAACGGTGTTTGGGTAACTGTTCGTGTTCATTATCTACACCCTATAACAGGCGAATGGGATTGGCACGATGGCATAGGTGCAACTCAACTGCAAACAGCTAAAGGAACTTCGCCAGCTGACTTAGGAAACATTAATAATGGTGCTTTGTCAATGGCTTTTCCAATGGCTAAAACAATAGCTATAAAAGATGCTGCCGACCATTTCGGCAAGTTGTTTGGTGCTGACTTAAACCGAAAAGACGTTATTAGCTACGAATTAGATTTAACGTTGATAGAATTAACTCCAGACCATCCGAATTGGTTAAAAGTAAAAGAAGCGGTTAACAGCGGTAAATTTACCGTAGAACAAGTGCGTTCTAAATATGAATTGTCTAACGATAACGAGATACTATTATGTTCAAATTAAGAGCAAGCGCAAGCGGAAAGGTAATGACCAACCCAAGAGTAAAGACTGAAACTATTTCAGAAACTACAAAATCTTACGTTAAAGAGTATCTTATTAGCGAGATTTACGGTATTAAAAAGCAAATCAATAACAAGTTTTTATCTAAAGGTATATGGCTTGAAGATGAAGCCATAGACAAGGCAATCGAGTGGTTAGATATTCCTTTCGCTTTAAAAAATGAACAGTTCTTTGAAGATGATTTCTTTTGTGGAACTCCCGATTTAATACTAGACGATGAGGTGTTAGATATTAAATGTTCGTGGGATGCGTTTACGTTTCCTTTGTTCGAGAATGAAATACCTACAAAAGATTATTTTTATCAGTTGCAAGTTTATATGCACTTGACAGGAAAACGTAAAGCTAGACTTGTTTATGTTCTTTTAAACACTCCAGAGGAATTAGTTTATGAAGAAAAACACGACTACGATAATATGGATAAAAAATACCGTATAAAAACGTATTGTATCGAATACTCGGAAGAAGTTATTGCCGATTTACAAGAAAGGGTAACAAATATTAGAAACTATATTAAAACGATTTACAATGAGTAGTTTATCAAACATTTACATTAAAGTAGAAACGCTTGAAACGCTTTTAAAAACAGTACAAGCCAAAGGTGAAAAAGGAATAAGTATTGATTTTGCCATTAATGACGAAAGTAATCAATTTGACCAAAACGTATCAGCATACGTTTCACAATCAAAAGATGACCGAGAAGCAAAGAAACCACGTTTTTACGTCGGTAACGGTAAATGCTTTTGGACTGATGGAAAAATTGAAATAGCAAAGAAAAAAGAAGTGCATACAGCGGAAATAATACCGACTACCGAACATAATGACCTGCCTTTTTAGCATACAACAACCGCTCGGTAGTTAATTAATTTTAGCTACTTGGGCGGTTTATTTGTAAAGTGTAAAGTAAAGTGTAAACTGTACATTGAAAAATGTACAGTTTTTTTTATTATAACATACTGTAAAATAAACATTTAACTCTAAAACTTTACAAATATGTAAACTTTACACTCAGTTAGTATAAAATAATTTTGCATCAAAAAAAATATTTTTTTTGTAAATTTTTAAAACTTTACAAATTTGTAAAGTTTTTACTGTAACTGTTTGATTATCAAAAAACTAATTTTTCAAAACTTTACACTTTACTTTACACTACTTTACACTATACTTTACATTTTATTTTTAAGATTAATTTTTGTATTTGAAACAATAATTTATTATATTTGCAGTCGTTGGAGTGGTAGCCAATATTAAAAAATTTTATAAAGCCTCATTACCACGCGACTACCACCGCTGGTAATGGGGTTTTTCTTTTGAGTATGAATATAGACTTGCCTTTACTTTTAGAAAAGTTTTCTCTACTAACTGATGGAGATGACAAAACGCCTAATTTTTCGTGGGGTGATTTGCAGACAAAAAAACTTACTGCTAATAAATTTTTAGAGCAATATAACTACAAAGGCGGTAAATTTAAAAAAGATGGTACTGAAATACCTGCGACAAAGAATGTAGGTATTATTACAGGTTTTGAGGACTTAGAGTGTATTGACGTTGATTTAAAAGTATTTTCTACTGCTAAAGAAAAGACAGCGTTTTGGGAAGAATTTATATCGTATTTAGATGATAATATCTTAGACTTTTACGATAAAGTTGTAATTTACAAAACCAAGAACGATGGTTATCATTTGCTTTATAAATCA